GTCATTGGTCTGGAGCGTGTTTTGTACGCCGTGATCCTTGCACCATTGCCGAGCCGATTCGCTGCCGAAATGGGCCTGGAAGAACTTGCCGACGCGGAAGGCTTCTGCCTCTCCATCCGGCCCAGTAAACACCGCTAAGGGCTTGGTTGCCCGAGCCGTTGCCGGGACTCGGAAGGTAGCCCCTGCAAGAGGCTGGCTGTCAACGTGTTGGCGAACCGTGTTGGAGACGGCTTGCTCGATCTTCATCGCCCGTTCGCGTTGCTTGGCGAGATTCTCGATCTGGCCCGGCTTGCCTTCGGTCCCGAGGATGGTGTCGATCTCGGCTTGCTCATCTTCGAGCAATTCGCGAGCCTCTTGGGTTGCGATTGCTTGAATTGCTTGAACCTTGGCTTGCAAGGCCTGAATTTCGTCTGCTAGTGCTTTCGCGCTCTTCATTTGGACTGCCCTTTGTGGGTTGGGTGGCAGTCGTTAAACCAAGATAGCGGCATGACTGCCACGGGAAACAAACTGTTTTTACCGTGTGTCACTGCCGCTAATAAGTTGCAGAGTTGTTGGCACTTCTGGCCGACGCAATAAATCTAGGTTACTGGCCCGGGCTTGTCAAGTGTTTTGAGAATTGGGCCATTTTCTGGCGTGCTAGCATCGTTGCTGCCGACTCGAAAGCGTTCTTCGGCTTCTTGTACTTTTTGCCATTCTCGACGCGCCCTGTGGCAAGGCCAGAGGCTATAGCGTCGTCCACGTTGTACCAAGTCTCGGCAGCCATCAGCGATTCGATCTCCGAAGGATCCTTGCCGATGAACTGCCGGTAGATGTCAACCAGCGACGCGTCATAGCTTTTCAACGCCGAAATTACCTTGCCTAGTTCGTCTTGGTTGCCCATCGCGAAGGCCATCGCTCGATGGATCATAATCCGCGATCCGTCGGCCATTAGGCGATTCTTGCCAGCCAAGAAAATCACGCTAGCCGCCGACGCTGCTAGGCTATCGTTGATCGTTGTCACCTCCCCGCCGTGTGATCGAAGCGCGTTATAAATGCCGATCCCCTCATCGGCCGCGCCGCCTGGGCTGTTGATTCGGATAGTCACCGGACTGGATCCGAAAGAACGCAATGCATCAACGACGCCCTTTTGCGTGATCGGAAATTCATCCCATCCATCGCCAACGATACCGCTTAAAAGGATCTCGTTGGTTTCTGCTTTGACTTCGATCATTATTTCGCGCCTTTCAGTTCAAATATGCGATCTTCCCACGTTTTAACCTCGTTTTCGACGGCTTTCTGTAGCGATTCGCCACCGTATTGAGCCGCCAAAGTCGCTAGAATCTGCGTCGATTTCTCGCAATGGAGCCTTGCTAGGTCACGGTCGAGCCCGATCGCCTCGATCTTGTCGGCTAGCTTATTTTCCCATTGCGGATACTTTTTGCCGATCCAAGCGACGAATTGAGCTTTTTTCGATGCGTTGATAGCGTTATTGCCTTCGGTTCGAATGAGCCCCCGTAGCATTTGCTCGACGGCCCGATCGTTTCGGGCTTGCTCTTGCGTGTCCTCTTGCGAGCCCTCTTGGTCATCCTCTGGCGTGTCCTCTGCTTCGTCCGGCGATTGCTCCCCGGTCGCTGTGCTGATCGCCGGGTTGATGAATTCATCGCCTCCGACGTAAGGATTCAGGTCCAACTTGGCCCGGCATTCGTTCGGGTTCATGATCCTTGACGCAATGGCCTTGGAGAATGATTCCATCGTCGTTGCTAGGTCGGTTCTGTAGAGTGCTGCCGGGTTGCACTTAAAATAGACCTCCCTTGAATTCTTTTCGCGTCGAGTGCGAAGCTTCATATCGCACTGCTCTTCAAATTTAACTAGCCAATGGTCCAGACATTGAAGGTAAGCTAGCTGACTTTGTTCCCTTGTGCTGTAGCTACTTGATTCGCCGTCCCCTGGCATCGCCTCAAGACCAAAAAGCATACCGACCTCCTGCCGGGTTAGCTTCTGCAAGGCTGCGAATTGTGCGTCGTTGTTGTTCATTGAGACTGCGTTTGCCTTGATGCCTTCGCGCAAGAGGCCAGCCTTGGCTGAATTCTCCGAGCCCGCTTCGAGCTTATTGAAGTCGTCAATAAACTCTTTCGCATCCTCTGCTTTTCGGAATGCGGCCGGCGGTGCTTCAAGAAACAACTTACCCCGAAAGCCCCGCCTGAGTTGATTTAGCTTAAAGTTCACCTCTTCGCTGCCCGTCGCGAAGGTCTTGTTTGCAACATCGAGTAGCCCGATCCCCTCGACGCCATCGAAAGAAAAGCCTGGAACGTGCAAAACGTCGGCATCGTGAAACACTAGGTAGCCGTTCGAGTCGGCATCGTAAGCGTCGAAAAGGTTCTTCTTGCTCTGATTGTCTGGCTTTGTGACATGGTACTTTTCGCCCTCATGGATGATAGTCCAAGTCGCATCGGGCATCATGGGAATTAGCTCGGTAATCGTCCGAGCGTTGCGGATGATAGCCGCCCTGCCATTCCCCTTGAGAAGAGCATGACTCAAGAATTGCTCCTTGAAAGTCGATGGGGCTTGGATCTTATTCGGTTGCTCCCTGAGTAGCTGATAGCCAACATGCAAAGTATCGTTGATCGACCCCTGCCCAACTACCCGCTTAACATCGACAGGGATTCGCCCGAAGTCCCCGGTTAGCTTGTTGTGCGCGTACCAAGCCGGAGGGACTCCTAGAGCCTCATTCACGCCGACCCTACGCCCGCTCAAATACGAGTCATCGTCTAGCCCCATCCATCGAGCAAACACGCTAAATAAACTCATCCGAGCCTCCTTAAGTCACGTAAAGTTTACCCGAAGAACGCTCAGGCTGCAAACTGGCAATCCTGTAAGCCATCACCGCCGCAACGATGGGGTCGATCTTGTCTTTCGACTTGGCCTTATCGAACATCCACCGATCTTGGCGATCCTTGCATATCATTGCATTATTCGCACACCATCGCAGCAATTTGGACTCTAGGAACACAAGCCGCCCGTCTTTCATTAGCTGAATAAAATCGCGAATAGCCTCATTGAAGTTGGCTTGGTTTTGAGCCATCCTGGCCGCCGTCGCTCCAGCCTTGCCTATTTTTTCGCCTAGTTGCTGCCCGTTGTACGGGTCATAGGCTACCTGCTCGATGCCGTATAGCTCGATTTCCTCAATCAGCGATTCGGTTAAATCCTCGATCGGATAGGTACACTTGAAAAGCTCTTCGGTGTGAACAAACTCCGAGAATGGCATCGCCGTCAAGTCCCGCTTTGAGTCTGCCGCGATAAATGCCCGCGTCTTGATTTCGTAGCGAAAGACCGTCTTGCCTTTGGCGTCGGTATCAATCGGGAATCTGGCGCACAAGGCATACGCCGCTAAGTCGTCGCGTGCTCCAAGGTCGACCCCTGAGCCAAAAGCGTCGGCCCCGTTCCAGTCGCTATGAGCCCCAACGCAATTATCGAAGTCGTTTAGATCGAAGGCTTTTTCGGTCGATGATACTAGGGTGTTGCCGTGGAATCGCTTGAATCGATTGATGCCGATCGCGGTTGCCTTGGATTCGTTCCAACGCTCCCTAAGGTAATCAGCCTTTACCGAAACGCCGAGATTGGGATTGCTCTTTTTCCAGTTCGCCTCATCGCCTGGATCGTCTTTGTCGTCTAGCTCGTAGATCAGAGCGAAGAGAGTATTGTCGCTGTGGATGCCTGAAACGACATTCACCGCGTAGTTGTATTCCTCTAGCCACAAGTGCGAATCGTCTGCCCCTGCCGTCGTGATAATTAAGTGCAATGGTTGCGAGCGACTAGCCGAGCCTGTCACCATCGTATCGTAGAATTTCCGATGGTACGCGCCCCATGCGTGAAGCTCATCCATTACCACAACATGCGGGTTCAATCCGTCAAAAGGCTTTTCGCTTGAGACCTTGCGAATGAACGATTGATTGTGCTTGAAGGTAATCGTTTCGTTTTTTATGTCCGTGTACTTTAGTAGCGGTTGGGACTGGCTTACCATCCTTTCGCACTCGGAATAAACAACGTCGGCCTGTTCTTTTTTGGTTGCCGTCAAGAGGATCTGCCCTACCGCTTCGGGCTTACGTGTCTTTGGGTCAATGTCAGCCATTCCAAGGAAGTGACAAAGCCCCGCGATGAGCGTTGACTTCCCATTCTTCCGGCCCATCGACCAGTAGACTTTGCGAAACCGCCTTGAGCCGTCCTCATCGCGCTTCCACCCGAAGATGTTCCATAGCCCGAATAGCTGCCAATCCTCAAGGATTAGAGGCTTGCCCGCGAATTCGCCAACGGAATGACGCAGGACGAGAGGGAAGAACTCGCAAACGCTAGCCGCCTTAGCCGCATCGAAGTAGTACGGAAAGTCCGGCGTAGATTGCCGCTGCATATCGAGCCGAAAGCGTAGTACCGCATCCTTAACGCGATTGCACGAGGGTATCGAGCCATCCTCGATAGCTTGGCAATAATCCTCAACACGTAGCGAAATACCGCTTGCTATCAACCTGGAGCCCTCTTTAGCCACTCGGCAAATTCGTCCTCTTCTGGTGGAAGTGTCGCAACCATTCGAGCCCTAGCCGATGGAGTCAAACCAAGTTCCGGCAATAGCCGATTCATTTCCTCCCGGTACTTATGCAGTTCGACCGAAAACGGATTTCGCTTGGCGTCGATCCCGTCATCGGTCTTTTGAACCAAGACAATCCCGGTTTTCAAAACCGCTTTTCGTGCCAGCATCCAACCGCCGTAAGCTGTGCAGTAGGCAATCATAATCTCCCGAAGGTCGCTTGAGCAAATCCCGTTTCGCTTCATGTCCTCAAGCAACTGGCCCCATTTGAACTTTTCATCGTCGCTAAAATAGTCCGGCATTTCAGGTTCTTCCCCGTTGGCCTTCGGAGCCGCTTTGTTCTCTCGCTGCGGGTTCTTGATGTAACTCCCGCTTAGCTTGAGGATTTCTGGAGCCGTTTTTTTGCGTCCCTTGGTCATTGGCTTACCCTACATACTTGCAATTTGCGGTAACTCTAGACGCTGAAACGCTCATCGATTTTATTCCTGACGACGCGCCTTTTTGACTAACATGCCCCAGTCTAGCCACAATCCATTTGTCGCTCTTGTGTCGATGCTTAATCATAGCAGGGTGGCTGGTGGTTGACTGGAACGCATAGCCAAGTTTTTTCAAGTAGCCGCCTAGCCATTCGCTCAAAGCGTTTCCAATTCCTACGCCTTGAAAGTCCGGCAAAACAACCGTTCGGTGTTCTCGTTTTGTATTCTTCACGCTTGGATGAACTAGGGTAAGGTAGCTTGTGAACGCCACCGGTCGACCATTCCAGCAAGCAACGAAGCATTGAGCCGCCTTGTGAATGTTGGCTGTCATATAATGATGCCCGCTAAACAATGGCCAAGCCATCGTGGTTGCTTTGTGGATGTCGAGTTTGATTTCTGGTCTACGCCGAAGACACCTCCAAGAAAACTTTTGCTCGGTCATGTCTAGCACCCAATCAGGGTCTAGCCATTCCTCAACGTCGGAATGACAGGAGACAGCAACGAATTTCTTTTTTGCTTCGCGTCGAATCGCTTTCGATACTGCGGCCGATGCCACCTTAGCAACCGTCCTATCGACAACGCTGGTAAACTCATCGAATACAACCAAATCACTTGCTTCGCAAAGCGACCTAGCTAGATCACAACGGAACTTTTGGCCGTTGCTCAATGCGTGATAAGGCTTGAGCCATTGCGGAGGGGAAGAGAACCCGACCGACGACAACGCACCCGTTATATCCGTAGCGGATAGCTTTGGATCGAATCCGTCAACGATCGCCTTTTTTGCGTCCCAGTCAAATCCGTTTTCGATCATGCTTTCGCCAAAGCATTTTCTAGCGATTGTGGACTTACCGGAGCCGCTAGGACCGACAATCAGCCCAATCGACCACGGCTTTTCCTCGATCGGAATATCGATCTTCCAGGAATGCTCGATAGACGCCATTTCTGGAACGTCGAAAATGCCTTTTACCTGTTGAACCCGAAACGAGTTTTGAATATCGGATCTAACTAGAACGTCAACACTCGGCATTTGTAGCCCTCCTTTTCGAGCATTTCAAAAACCGCTTGCTGATCGCTTTCGGACTCACAAGTAACGACGATTTCCCATTTGCTTGACAAGTCAACTTGGCTTTCCTCTTCCGGTAACTCCTGCGATAGCATCGCCTCGATTTCCTCTGTCGAGAAACCCGCCGCGTTTGCTAGTGCCTCGTCGTCCGTCAGCAAGCCGCTTAATTGAGCCGCTAGGATATCCGGATCCCACTCGGCTAGTTCTGCTGTCCGGTTGTCCGCGATAGCGTAGGCGATAGCCTCAGAGCCCTTCAACGAGGTCTCGACGCACTCGATGGTTTCCCATCCAATCCGCTTAGCTGCCTCTAGCGTTCCGCTTCCGGCCCGAACCACCTTGGAAGCATCGATAACGATCGGTTTCTGTTGGCCAAAGCGACGAAGTGACGCAATGATCGAATCGATGTTCTTTTCGTCGTGCTTTCGAGCGTTGGCAGGATCCTGGGACAAATCTTCAATTTTTACCGAGACGGTTTTCACGCTAAAACTCCAATTTGGGGGAAGGTTTCGTATGCG